CTTCCAGCATTTTAATTTCACTGTGGAACTGTTCCAGATTGACAACGCAACCGCTGCCAATAATGGACTTAACTCCGAAGAAAACACCTGCTGGGATGTGGTGTGTCACAAACTTGACACCATTATGGTAAATGGTGTGACCAGCATTGCAGCCGCCATTAAACCGGATACAATGCGTATATTCCCCGCTCTTCAAAAGGTGGTGGGTCACCTTGCCTTTGCCCTCGTCGCCATATGACAGGCCGACAACAACATCTGAAATCATAAAACCTCCTAACCATAGAAATATATCACAGGCTAGGAGGTTTGTCAAGTATTTATTTGATTTCTTCAATAAGTTTTTTTATGTCCATACCGGCGCAATCAATTTTCTTTTTAGTGCAGTGATAGTGGCTGACGATTCCAGCGAATTTCCCATAAACTACATCTTGGACGTATGTTGTTGAAGTATTTCCGTTGGCGTCTAATGGAGTTTGATATTCCACATTTGAGCAGGACTCAATGGCTTTCCAAAGCGCTTGTGCTGCTTGAATCTGAATATCATAGAATCCCATAAAATCATCTAGTTTCTGTCCATGGACAACAGTGTCTTTCATTATTGGACGCTCTCCAAAGCCTCTTTTCTTGTACCAATTTTGATACTTAGGGTAATAGGCGTTTGAGATTTCTACGCCGACTGAAGCCCTATTCACACGCCCGCTAGAGCCATGCCAAGCACCGTGCTGCATATCCAAAGTCTGGAAAATGGTACCATCATTGTCGATAAGGAAGTGGACGCTGATACCACGCTTATTAAGAACGTCATTACATCTAGTGCTATCCAAGCACACATCCCAGTGATTTACAAAAAGTCGGATATTGCGCTTTGCTCTACCGGTATAATCATAATAATTTCCCGGCTTTGCAGAAAGTCCACCTTCCTCTGACCACAACACCACCTTATCCCATTCAATAGGGACAAAATTGCCGTTATAAACAAGATAGTTAGAATATTTTCTATCAACTGGCTTATGATCATCAATATCTGCCTGTCTCTCAGTCCAGATTCGACGGAATGTGGTGGGACCACACAGCCCATCGGCTGTCAGTCCGTTTTGCTTTTGCCACTTTTTGATGGCTCTAACTAACTTATCGTCAAAATACTTTTCTCCGAACCAACTTGGCTCCCAGCCAAGTTGTGTTGCTGACGATTTATTATAAAAATCTTTATTCATATTTACGTTCCTTTAGGTATTACTCCCATGACATAATTATCTAGAATTAAAGTAATTGTCCCAAAATCCTTCACTTTTATTTCTTGGATCATCTTCTTATCCACCAATACTCTATCACCGGGTACAGCGATAAAACGGATATCATCTGATACACCAATAACCTTAGCTATCTGATAAGGCTCTTCCTTCTTCTGATAATCATCTGGTAACAACAAAACGGATTCTTCCTCCTTTTCCTCTTCGAAAGAAATCCGAATGTGTCTATTAACTGGCATAAACTTCAATTTTCACCTCTCTTTTTAAATTGTGCAAGATTCGCCATCGCAGAACTTTGTGCCTGCGCCCTGTTGATTAGTATCAAACCTCTGAATCGGTGTTATACTATCAACCATTTTCTCGTATGTCTCAGCATCGATTGCTTCATAAGGTGCTTGTTCATATCCCGTGTCATTAAGACGCAAGAAAGAAACTGCTTTTAGCCTTGTTTCATACATTTCCAGAGCATTTTTAATTTGCCCCTCTTCTTCGGGCTGGAAAGTTACAGTGATGGAAACAGAGTTATCAGCCCAATAATGCTGATACTGTGCTGCAATTTCCAACTGTTCCCACATTGTGACATTTTTCTTGCCCTTATAATAATGCGCCTCCTTCACTGGGAATGACACAACTTTAGTATTTGGTGAGTAAGCATCATCCTCAATTGGATACCCAGCCTCCGCAAGAGTTGGCAGCAGATCTGAATCTTGAGAAAACCTGATTCTACGAATATAATACTCGTCTTCTGGGAAGTGGATGCCCGGTGTTGAGCCATTTAATAATGAAACAGTGCCGGAAGGCTTGATAGAGGTCATTCGAACAGACTTTGGAATACATAGCCAATTGGAGAACTCCTCGTCTAGCACCTTCACCGCTTCATATGCGTTATCGCACCATTCGTACATTGCGCGTCTTCCAAACTTAGAAAATGCCTGAACGACCCCTGACTGTGAAAGCCCGATACGACGGTTCTTGAGCATCTTGGCGTTTGTCTCTGGCCAATGTGTGTTGGATAGTGTGATGGTTTTGCCATAAAGATAAGCAATCTTTAGGGTCTTCATATAATCTTCGAAAGAATCGTGCTTTGCTGGAAATGTCTCTACCAAGCAGCACAACTCAGCATCTTCCAACTGTTGTTCAACGCAAGGATTAAAGCCAGCAACGTGCTGATCGTCATGGCGAATGCCATCCTTGAATCGCCCTCTGGTTCTGGCGTTATCTAGCCAAATATAGCCGGGTTCGCCGTTTTTCATACTTTGCTCTGCATGCCAAGTATAATCCATACCAACAATAGCATGGAAAGAGTTGTTTGAACCCCAACGATGGTGGTATAACTTTTCTTGGTCGTTCTTCATCTCAAGATACTGGCGATCGTCATGAGCGCCCATAGCTAAAGCAGCGGATCGACGGACATTTCCAGCGACCACACAACGACCAATAAGATTCTCTGTATCGACAATCGTTACAGAATCGATCAACTCACCGATCATTGGTGTATATAGGTCGCGTAAGGAATCGTGAAGTTCCTTCAATGGCGTTGCCCCACTGGATGTACCTCCAAAGCCCTTAATCAAAGCCCCCGCAGGACGAATTGCGCCATAGTCAAAATGTGGCACCTTTCCGCCAAGCAAGAATCCGTTAAGCAGCATATGCACCGAATTAACCCAACCTTCGCGACTGTCATCGATAATATGCACGTCGTTAGTATATTTTGGCTCTGTGACGGTCACTGTGCCAGCGCCCAAAGTGTCGAATCCAACACCAATACCAAGCATTAGCGCGTCCATCATCCAAGAAAATAAATATCCGCCCTTTGTGGAGATCTCTTTTGTTGAACGGAAAGCACAATTAAAAAGGCCGGCTGCAGTTCGCTCTTCAACAAACTTTGTCCCCATCATCCAAAGTCCTCGACCCGGTGGGGTCCACTTTAAATTAAAAAGCCTGTCGTAAGCATCCTTAGCAGTTGCCTGTGCTTTGCTGTCATTCCACTCCAAACCTAGGAAATAGACGTGTTGCTTCTGCATATCGAACATTCCTTCGATAACGCGCCTACATGTCTGCCACCATTCCTCGGTGCCTTCAGCGTCTGGTGAAAACTCATTCAGTCTACGCGAATATGTTCGTTTGAACGTCACATAGCCGACTGGTCCCCATGGCACCTCCTTCTCTATATACGGTAAAATAAACTGTTCTGATAATCTAAACTTTCTAATATTCGCCTTCATCTATTTGTGCTCCCTGATTTTCTTAATTTTGTATATTTTTGCTGCAAAAGTTGCTTTTGCATTGTCGGTGTTAACGTCACCGGATTTAGTGGCACTTTTGCGCCTGTACTAGTGACACCATTTATTAGGTTTTTCGGTGCGAATTTTATAGACACCGTACTTGTATCCATAAATATTGGGTATACCATGCCATCGGGACCATTGCGATTTTTAGCAACAAAAATTCTTCCGGTATTTGCTTGTTTGTCTTCAATGGTGCGGGATACGGAGAAAATAAGATCAGCCACAAAACACTTGCTGAAAGCCTCACTGATTGACTCCATTGTAATTACTTCTGCATTTAACCCCGTTCTATTAGTCTGAGAAGCCGTCCACACAGGACACTTAAACTCAGTTGAGATGGCGCGCATCTCTTCATAAATAGATTCCAATTCGTTACGCTTCTCTTTTCTTATAACAACTGGCCTTAAAAGATCACCGTAATCAATAATAACCATTCCAGGGTTTATACCTCGCTTCTTAAGTTTTGCGAGGTGAGCCTTGATGGTGTTAGTTGATGCCGATTTAGTAGGATATTCCTTGACAATCAACTTTCCTTGAATACCCTTAACTTGTTCAAAAATTTCTTCTTTAAAATCTTTAATGTTTGAAAGAGGCAGACCGGTGAGACATGAGTCATAGCGATTTGCCACAACTGTGTCTTGGAGTTCTAGAGTATAATGTATAACATTCTTTCCAGCGCGCAGTGCTTGAACCCCAAGATGCACCAGCACCATTGACTTACCAGCGCCAGTTGGTGCGATAACCACGCCCAATTCGCTCTTACCTAAGCCTCCACCGGTAATATCGTCCATATCCGGCCAACCAGTTGTAACCGGCATCCGATGACGAGGCTTGAATCGCTCTTCAAAGTCAGTTAGATAGTCATATCCAAAATTATTATCGGATCCAAGCTTTAGGGCATCATTAATCGTTTTGCTGATTTCATCAAAGGAACAGGTCTGCAGCAATGCCACAGACTTCATCATAGCCTCTTTCAAGTTCTGTTTTCGGCAAAAATCAAGGCTTTGCTCCTTGATATAGTCGACATCTGTAAGTTCACGATATTGAATTTTTCTGAAATAGTCTCTGACCTGCCGCTGGATAACTTCGCTTTCTCTTTCTAGATCGGTATTTAAAATTGTGGTAATAGCTTCACTAGATGGATGAATATTATATTTTGTCCGATAATCGACTATCTTGTTGACAAATACGCGCAGGTACTCAAGCTCTAAAAAATTAATATTGAGCACCTCCGTAATCTGATCAGCGAATGGCCGATCGTCATAAATTAATTGTACCAATCCCTCTTGGAATGTTTTCCCATATCTACCGAAACTAGCTTTTTCCGAATTATTTTTCATGAACTCCCCTTGTTTGAATATCATATCACTTGTGGCCACAAAGGTCAAGCTATTTTTCTGAAAGAGATCTTTCGACCCTGTTTAATCCCGCCTTAAGATCTTCCCATTTCAGTTCGCCAAAGCCATCTTCTTGCATCATTTTTATGATTCCAGTTTTATTAAATCCACCCTTAAATGTCTCAACCGTTTCGTCTACTTGTATTTTTGATTGGATTGACATCTTAGGAGTGTACAACTGCATCATGTTGTAATTATGCTCTATAAGACCCTTTCCCTCTACGATCCTATCAAATATTTTAAGATTTTCTTCTGTGTTTTCGCAGTGCTCTATAACCTGTTGAA